ATTTAAACTAGCTTCCTCATCCTCTTTAGCTAATATCATACCACTCTTATCAGCAATACCACCAGCATCAGCTGAACTAATTGCCGTTGGCTTTATTGCTAATGGTTTTTTAGAGTTAGCAGGGACATCGTTTTTCAACCAATCCTTAGCTTCTTCCAAATCATCAACAACCTCACCACCAGTTATATTAGCTAATCTTTTGTTTTTCTTTGCAGTTTGACCTGGTTTAGAAAATGCATTAGGAGTATCATATCCAGCAACTGCCGAAGTTCCAGTCATTTCTTCCAATTCCGTTTCGTCTTGGATTTCTTTAACTATACCTCTAATTATTTCTTTTAGTCTATTTGACATTTACCTTTGATTTTAATTCTTTGATTAACTCATAAGAAAGCATTATAGATGAAACATTACTATCAGTTACATTTTTACCAATTTTCATTTTTTCTAAAACAGAAATAGTTTCTGATAATTTAATTGTAGTTACTTTATCTGATATTTTGGATTTAATTGTTTTTAGTTCTTTCACAATTTGTGGAAGTTCTACTGCCAAATAATCTTTAAATTTAGTTGTATTAGACATGTTATTGATATATTCTTTTAACAAGCCCTTTTGTTTTTCATCTAAATTTGTGTATTTTTTATTAAAAGTCTCAACAAGAATCTTATAAGTTAATAATCTTAAATCTTTATCTTGCTTTTTATATGATTCAATTAATTTAGTATCCTCTGTTATTTTGTTAGTTTTAGCCACTGCGGGTCTTGAGATGATGTTCTCAATAAGGGTTACTTTAGAATTGAATATATCTTTAATATCGTAGTTTTCGGACTTTTTAGATTCAAATACTTTATATATTGAAGCTAATACTTTATAGTTAGTTATAGGAGAAGAAAGGAATTGTTCTAATTCAAATTTCTCATTAATTTGCTTAATAAGATTATATTTCTCTTTTGAAAGTTTGTTCTCATTTAACTTAGAGTGTGCTTGAGATACAGTATCTACAAACATTTCTGCTCTTGATTCGGAATTATACTTTTCTTTTAATAATAAATCATAAAGACGTAATTCTTTATTTAATTCAGTACCTGAAGCAAAGAATTCTTTTACTATATGTTTTGCGTTCTCCGTTTTATCTCCATTAAGTACCTCTAATGTTATTTGTCTTACTAAAAGCTCAAATAACACTCCAGTGTTCTTAACTTTGGAATGTTTTATTTTTTTCATTTATTACCCTATAATTTAACCTATGTCTATAAACTAACACATATAAATATAAACTTTTTAATGTTTATTAAAATTTGGTGTCATCTAGTAAATTATTTTCATCTAAAAGGTCGGTTTTTTGTGTTTTTTCACTTAAAATTTTCTTTTTTGATAAAAATGCATTAATATATTCCTGCGCTATTCGTTTATTTGATTCGTTTGTTCTCATTTCTCTCTTTCTCTCACTCTCATTTTCTTTATTACCTAATGGGTCTCTACCCAATGGGTGTTTATCTTTACCATAGGTATTTCCTTCTCTTGGCCTTCCACCTTTATTATCTACAATCTCTTGCTTCATTTTTTCAATCTCCTCCTCCACATTTTGTTGTTGCGGTGGATTTGCTGGGTCTTGTCCTTGCTGTTCAATTGAAGTGTGTCTGAAACGGTCTTTAAGGTCTAATATCATTTTAGCTCTTTCAGTATCCATATCATCTTCACTTATATTAAATATATTATGATACACCCAATCGGTAGATAACATGTTTAATGCTTTCGTATCACTTGCTAATCTAACTTTCTCACTCCAAAGATTTACTTTCTCTTGCTCATATATTGTAGAAGCGTTTGTTAAAGTAAGTTGGAAGTTTGTTAATTCAGAATCATCAATACCTTGCCCAGCCAAATGAACAATAGCTATTTTATATAATTCACTAACAACAGTTCTTTGAATTCTTTCAATAGTTCTAGCAAAACGAACATCCTGAGCTGCAAGAGTTGCTTTACCACTAATACCTTCTTCATATCCTAAGAATGCTTTAGGTATCTTTAATGCACTAAATAATTTTGCTTTTAAATAGTCAATATCTTCAGTTGCTGTATATTCTAATCCACTTAAGTTATCTATTGATGTTCCACTATCTCCACCTCTAACAGGTAAGAAGAAATCTTCCGTAAGATTTTGAATATTATATTTTAAGTTGTAATCACCACTATTCTTATCAACAAATGGAGTTTTTTTCATTTTGTTGATAATCTTTTGCATATAGCTATCAACCTCTTGTGGGTTAATGTTACCAATATCAATTTTAAACACTCTCTTTTCAGGTGCTCTCATAATACGATGAATTAACATCGCATCTTCCATTAAAGATAATTGTTTCCATACTCTACGACCACCTTCAATCATAGCCTTACCATACGGTAGGAAGTTTGTATCTGAAAGCAAACGAAAGTGAGCCATTTCATAGTTCTCATATTCCTTTTTGCCAAATCTATCTAATTCAACTTTAAACTTAACATAGTTTTGGTTCATTGGTTCAGTACCTTCTAATCTTTCGGTATTATATACAGAGTATGGTAATACATTTACAATACCTTTACCTTCTGCTATTTCCAATGCTAAAAAGAAATCTCCATATTTTACCAAGTTTCTTACCCAAGGCCATAAGTTAAATTCTATATTAATTACATCATAAAATAAGTTGTGAAGTATTGCACTTACATTTTCATTTGTTGATTTAATTGCTAATATATCACCATATTCATTTTTTGTTGTTGATTCATCAGCGTATATATCTAATGCCGATGCTATAATTGGGTCATTATCCATAGCATCATAATCTCTGAATAATTCTCTACGAACTTGATGGTATGCCATTGATTGTGCACCCTGATTTGTTTCGTAATAAGACCTTTGTAATTTTGTATATCTGTCTCTAAGATTTACGAAGTTTGTATTCATTTGGCGTTCATCCGTATCAACAACCTTACGTTTACCATCTTTATCAACGGTTACGATAGCTTGCGATGCAAACAACTTCTTTAATCTACCAAAAAAACTCCTATCATCCATTCCTTCTTGCTCTGCCATAATTTATTATTAATTTCTATAAAAATCCTATTTTGACATTATATAACATAAATATCGTAAAATATCAAAACCCTACAACCATTGAGTTAAATCTTCAAACCCATCACCAATTTTCATTCGCCATGGGTCATCATCCATAGTATTGCCACCACCATATACACCATTGTAAGTATGTGATGTAATACCACCAACTGCGCTTTTGGTTAAATCAATACCCTCCTGTCTTAAACGAAGTGCAGTATCCCTAACCCATAATCCAATTGAAAATGCCATTACCAAGTCATCATTATAACCCTTCATAGCTTCTGCTCTACCATTCATATAAATAAATGTAAATAACTCATCTATCAAACGACTAGAACGAACTATAATTGATTTTTCTCTAAAGTAATCAGTTAATTTAGATATGATTAAAGGTCTAGTTTTAGAAGTGGTTGAAAATCCAGCTACCAATCCTCTATCTTCAGCTCTATATCTATTTGTCATTTGATTCTCTACATCAATATATTTTAAATCCTTACTCATATAGAATAAGTTTTTATATCCTCTATCAATTACTTGCTGAATTGTTGCCCATCCAATATTTGCATTCTCTATAACAAGTAGTGCATCGTTATATTCAGTTGAAAGTGCTACTAAGAAATTTCCAAAATCTTTAGTATCTACCTTACCTCTATATTCTGCAACCTGTACTGAATTAGCAATATCAATTACATGACACGTAGAATAATCGGCGCCATCTCCTCTAGCCACATCGGCCACCACCATGTAAGATTTATTATAATCAGCATGTTCCCATTTCCAAAGGTTTCCATCAAATCCACCTTTCTCAATTGGTGGTATTACATATGTTTCTTTATAAAACATTAATAATTCAGGTTCAATTACAGTTTCACCAGAAGATATAAAATCACAATCACATTCTTGTGCTGCTTTCTTTGTACCCAATAGCTTTTCTTGCTCATCTCTCCATTTTTGGTCTCTTTCAGGATGAACTGTCCAATGTAATCTTATTGTATTAAATGGATTTGTACTTTCTTCCGCACCTAACCAAGTTTGGTGAAACCAATTACCAACACCATTAGGAGTAGATAGTGCAATACAAGCTCCACCTGTTGATAAGGTTGATTGAGCGGATACCCAAATCTCATCAATATCATCAATGAAGGCGGCTTCATCAAATATTAGAAGTGATAATGCTTCCGAACGTCCTGCATCAGGAGAACTAGCAATAGCCTTAATTTGAGAGCCATTTTGTAAACGAAGGGAAAGTTTGTTATCTTCCATTGACCCACCTTTAAGCCAACTTGGAAGCAATTCATGCATCACTCTAACCTTAGTTACTAAGTTCTTTGCAACTTCTTGCTTTGTTGCGATTACCAACACATTAAAATCAGTATTGAATATCATTTTCCAAAGTGAAAACCCAGCACAAAGTGTTGATATACCAGTTTGACGTGATTTTAGAACTACGTTAAATCTATTATCTTTAAATTGAGTTAAAGTCTTTTCCTGAAATGGGAATAATTGAAATGGTATCTTACCTCTCACAGGGTGTTGAATCATACAGTACTTCTTCATAAAATGTATGGGGTCTACCGCACATTTTTTATATTCGTCTGCAATAATATCTTTTAAGGATTTCTTTTGTGTTATACCAGTACTCATATTAATCTTTAAGAGGTCTTACTAAATCGTAATTTTTATTTTTTAATTTATTGTAAGCCTCATTTCTTAATTTAGTAGCTTGTTCAATTTCACCTTCAAACTTAACAATATCTAAAAGAATTTCTGCTTTAAGTTCTTCCACATCCCTCTCCATACTCCAAGTTTCAATCTTGCCATCTTCTTGAACCACTTCATAAGTTTGCTTTGCATCTCTATAAGCTTGTTTAAATTGGGCCACTATATCATTACCTTGCGCAATCATATTTGAAAATATTTTATAATCTTCATATGCTTCCCACAATCCATCATATTTTATTTGAGCTTCTCGTAATGCAAGACAATGTAAACAATATCCAGTTTTAGATATTAATTTTTTGTCAACTCTACCTATTTTGATTGTTTTACAATTATCAGATTTGCAAGTATTTAACTTATCTAAGTAAGCCCTAACCTCAGCCATAGTATCACCCAATTCGGATGTTTCTATTTTACCAGCTTCTAATTGTTCATAAGACTTACCATTATCATCAGTCCACTTATCACCAACTTCTCTTTTTATCTTTTTTTTATCTGCTCCAGAGAATGAAATTTGTGTTTCTTTTTGATATTCTCCACCAGTCAAAACCATATCAACCAACTTTCTACGAGTTGGATGCATAAACTTTTTATTAAATTCCTTTGCCATATTATATACAATATATTCGTATATATAAGTATATCAAAATAAAGAAAACGATATTATTTATCAAAGAAAATACCTAAAATTTGATTTAGGGGTGCGAATGCACCTGTTAATTTATATGTATTGCCATTATACACAAATACAATACCCTCATTTGGTACAATCTTTTCAAATCCACCAAGTGCATTAAGTCTTTCTAATTCTAATTTTAACTTTGCAATCTTCTTAGGGTCACCACTTCCTTTTACTTGTGATATTGTACTTTGTAAACGAGATACCATTTGTTTTTTAGCAGAATCAGGATTTGCTGTTAATACTGATGTCATAAATGATAATACATCTGCACCAACTCCTAAGAATATTTCTTCAAATCTCATTAGATTCTGCTTTCCTATTTTTTGTTGGTCTTGTTTATCAATTTGTTCAGCCCAAGCTTTTAATTTATCATCTTTAATATCAGCAATTCTAAATCCTTTATTACCAAATGCCCATCTTTTAACCAATCCAAGCTTTTGCTGTGAATCTAATTTTTTAGCTCCCTTTTCAACAAAGTTAGTCCACCATGCTTGATGATAATCGGCTACACCATCAGAATCTTTTAATCCAAATTCAGATTGTAATTTAGAAATCATTCCTAAATACTTTCCTTGATGTGATGTTAAATCATCTGATTTTGGTAATGATTGCATTGGAGGTCCTTGTATTGTATATTGAGATTGAACATGTGCATTAATTTGTTTAATCATACCAGCTAATACTTTAGCTGCGTCTTGATTTTCACCAATAACACTACCATCTATATCATATTCAAATGTACCATGAAATACTAATAGTGGTTGGCCATATGGAATTACGTTTACAGAGGTTGGATATATTACTTCCAAATTCATAAAACATGCACCATCTTTAAATACTTTCTTTTTTTGAGCTTCACTTAATCCAGATATTGCTTTTGATAAATCCTGCATAGCGAAATTATATGCATCTGTCAATCCACCCCTGCCACCAAATTTAGATGCAACTTGTCCTATACTCATAGCACCAACGCCCTTATTTTTTAAGTGAGATTTATTACGAGCAGCAACTAATCTACCATTTACCCAACTAATTGCTAATGCCTGGCCATCGGTTTTTTCTCTTGCTAAATCTAAATCACCATTAAGTGCTTTTTTAACAATATTTTTTAAATCACCAAATGTAAGATTCATTTCAATATCAAATGGATGATTCATATGCCCATATGCTCCACCTTCAGTTATTAATTCTTCTTTAAGAAAATCAGATGGAGATTTAAAATCATTCTTTAATATACGATTGTACTTATCAGTAGTATCATTATGGTTATCTATTGGTAACGTTTGGTCTACTGCTTTTTTCTTTTCTCTTTCAGATGGCATTTCATCAAAGAAATCCCAACCTTCTAAATTATCTAAATAGTATCCTTCATTATCATAATCATCCCATCCAGTATTCCACATTGTACCAGTTGTTGCGTTTCCATCATTATAGAAAGCACCATTACCATTTGCTTCAGCAATACTATCACCTTCAATACTTGCTAACTTATCGTAATATTTTAAATCTTCCCATAAGTGGTCCATAGCTATCTCAGTTGCAAAATGAACATCAGTTGTATGTTCCATTTCAACTTTAATACCTTGTAATAATTTTTTCTTAAGATATTTGGTTGCAAATTCTTTACTATCGTAATATCCTTTCGGGTCCCATCTTTTAGCCAAATCAATTAAAGTTTTATCTTTTGCTAAACCACCAGGTATTTCATCTTTTTGTACAGCTATCTCATCAACTTCTTCATATCCACTCATTCCGTTGTTGTTAAGTTTTTTGCTATTCTTCTTAATATCTTTAGTATTAGGTGCTCCATTAATATATCCACCAGGTAAAGATAATCCCACACCAGCTCCATCACCAAGTCCCATCTCTTTTAAATTTTCCTTCTTAGGTATTCTGAATGTTACTGCTTTCTTACCATTGATTGTTGGCATTCCCCATTCATCTTCTCCAATATCCTTAACAACTACTTTTTTGTTTTTGAATTTACCCATTAATAGAGTATCACCAACCTTTACATTTAATTTTATTTCTTCATTAATACACTCTTTTAAACTTTTTAATTTAAGAGTAATTAATTTGAATATTTGTTCATCAAATCTAGGATATGCTTTTGTAAAGTTTTTCTTTCTATCAGCAACGCTTCCAGCACTTAACCAATATCTAACATCAGTACCACTTATAGGATTTGCGGTAGCTGGGGATGTATAAACATATCCTCTATCTAAATAAGGTTCGGTTACCTTTCCTTTATATGGTGTGAAATATTTACCACTTAAACGATTTTCATCTTTCTCACCAACTACAACTATTAAACCAGTTGTATTTTCATCATACTTCTTTAGTATTTCTTCAGGTGCATAAGGATTTCTGATATTGGCAATTTTGTTTGATGGAATACCAAACATAGTTGTCATTATTGCTTTCTTCTCTTTAAAATTAAATGGAGATTTTTTTGAATCGGTAACATTAGAAGTTCCGATATATACACTATCCTTTCCGAATTTGCGTACTAAATTATCATAAGTTGCGTAATGGCCCTTATGAAAAGGTTGGAAGCGGCCCGAATAGACAACAACTACTTTGTCTATGGAATCCGCTTCCAACAATATCGATTCTACTAAAAATTTTGATAATTCGCTCATTATATAGTTCTTGCTATATAAATATTCGTTATTATTCTTTTACAACTTTCATACCAGAACTAGCAGATTGTTGAGCTTGCTGTTCTTTTTGTTCAGCTAATTGCTTTCTGCTTGGTGCACCCGGTTGATATTGAACTGTACCATCTTGTATATTAATTCTACCTTGAGGATATTTTTCATCTAATGCATCAGCAATTTCTTTTAATTCAGAATTAACTGATTTAAATTGGGCTTCTCCTTTTTCTAAGATTTCATCTAATCTAATTAGTTCTTCTTCAATTTCTCTCTTTCTAATATAAATTTGTCCAAAATCTGCAATTAAATTGTTTGATTTTTGATTTAGGTCTGTAATAGTTTTTACTACTGCCTCATCTAATTTAGCAATTTCAATTTCAATTGATTGCTTTTGTGGAATTTTGTCTAACTCTGCCATAATTTATTATTTATTGTTTTGTATATATAAGTATATTATTTTATATTTTTTATAAGAATTTTTCTAATTGTTTTATTACCATTTCGGATGTTATTGATTTGGTACACTCAAATTGTCTATTAGTACCTTTGTGGTCGGGACACCAATTCCAATCACCAGCATCTAATCTAAGTCTATTAAAGCATCCTTCACATTTACCTTTGGGAGCTCCAATTCTTATACAATCTTGCATTTCCGCCCAATCATATGAAAATCCACTTATTAAGACGGTTGGAACATCCAATGCCCAACTTAACCAGCTCAATCCACTACCAATACCAATAAATGCTTTAGATTTTAACATTTCATCCATAACACCTTCAATAGGTCCATTCGGATGCGTAACTATTCTTTTTGGTAATTTATTACCCATATAATCATCACCCTCTTTAGATACTAATTTAACAGTATATCCTCTATCATTTAACCAATCCACCACTTCCTGCCAACCATTTGAATTATTCCAAAATTTAGGTTGTGCTGTTCCAAATACTCCAATACAAATTTGTTTGATATTTTTATCTATCTTAACATTTCGTTTTTTTATTTTTGGTTTTACTTCAACATATTCAAGTCCTACAATATCAGATGCCATTTTTTGAAGTGTAACTGATTTTGGGTCAATTGGATTTTTTAATAAATTTATAGAATCATCATCATTGTAGAATAATCCAATAGAATACATAGCATATAAATTATCTACATTAATTCCTGGCTTAACAAATTCTAAATTTGGATATTGGTCTACAAACATATCATTCATAAACGTAGAAGTAATAACCTCACATTCATGCTTTTTTCTAAATTCTTCCATATAAGGAAACCATGCTAATGTATCTCCTAATGCCTTTGAATCTAAAGATATATAAACCCTTTTACCTTTTGCATTATACAAATGTTCATACCAAAGGTTACCATCCTCATATATGTTTATTTTCCATTCTACAAAATATTCTATATTACATTTAGTCCAACAATTAGAACCAATATTACTACTAAATAAAATTTTACCAGTTTTATTATCTACAAAATCAACTTTATAATCTGCTTTTTTACCTCCTGTAATTTCTACAAAAGGGCCTCTTACAAAATTAAATGTTACTTTATTTTGAATTTTAACTATATTGTTTTCATTCTTTTTTAAATTATCGTATATCATTAACTCCAAGTTTTAACTGTTTCATCTAATAAAGAGTATCCTTCCGCTTGCTTACTATATAATTTGTTTGTAGTAACTCTTAATTTTGGATGATTGTAAAATACATGATTAAACCAAAGGTCACCAACATCCCAACCACAATCTACTAACCTATCCATCCACCAACTTTTTGTTTTGTTTGGAATTAAATAACAATGTGCAAGGTCTTGATTTGCTGCAGTTTTACTAAATAGTTCATCTATTTTTTCTTTACCTAATGATGGATTATCTGCAAATGAAACAAAGTATGCACCTTCCCTTTCTGCCATAAAACATGCTCTATTAACTATCTCAACAAATTCTTCAAGTCCAGTATAGATAAATGCATCTGCTTCAAATATTAATGTATAATCATAATTTTTTTCATCCATTGTTTCTAATGCTCCTCTATGAGCCATATAACATCCATAGTGTCTACCAGTTATCCAACCCAACCCAGCACCAGGATATAATTCACCCGGCTTATTATCTTTACTAAGATGTTCAGGCCTTCTGCAATTTTTGGCCGGTGCAAATCCTTCATATGGTTTATTTACGATTGGTTGATAATCTATACCATATTTTTCTAATTGCTTAATAGATTGAATACTTACTCTTTCTCTCATATCATCAGGACGAGTTAACAAATGTTTAATTTGAATGCGAGGTTTTTTTCTAATAAAATTTCTAAATCCTTTACTAAATTGTCCGTAGAAATATTCATCTGCCGCTCTAGTCACTCCTTCAAATACTCCATAATCATCTCCACTAATAATACCACCTGGTTTTACTTTATTATACCAAACTTTTAAATCTTCCATTAAAGATTCGTAAGAATGTCCTGCATCTAACATTATAAAATCAATACTACTATTTTTGAATTGATTAGCTGCATTGTGCGATGTATCTTTAATCATATTAAATGTACCATAATTGTTTGATAGTACAGTATTATCTATAAATTCATAAAAGATATCTCCATTAAATGCTCCAACAATATTTTGATGCAATTGTTCATCATCAGTACCCTTCCAAGTATCTATGGTTGTAAAATTAATATTCTTTTTAGATTCTCTAATTTTTCCTGCTAAGTGATTTGTAGATTTACCAAACCATGCACCTACCTCAACAAAGTTTGCAGCAAATGCAGCTTTTTCAACAGCATTATTATATAAATCTTCGTATGCAAACCAACCCGGTATTTCGTTAAATTCAGGAATAAGTGTTTGTAATATAAATCTTTTAGTAATTTTTAAATCATCATCAATATATGTTACTAAAGGATTATTATCATATGTATCTAAATAAGTGTGTAGTTTTCTAAATATACAAGGTAATTTATAAGAAAGTGCTTCTTTAATTGATAATGGATTTAATTCTAATTTAGAACTAAAATAAAACATATCACATGCAGAATAAAATGTATCTACATCATTTCGTTCACCCCATATTACACAATTATCAGGCTTATGTTTCATCAATGGTGCCCAATAATCTTCAAAGTTCATAGCCTGATTTCCAACAAAATGAAATTTAATTTTATATTTTTCTAACTGTCTTGCTATTGCAAATACTTCACTTTGATTTTTACCTGGTGCAAATAATCCAACATTAAGTACATGCTTCCAAGTTGGGTCTAATGCTAATTCGGTTTGTGCAGCTTGTTTATCAAATACATAATCCTCAATTGGATATTCCCATAACATTGTTTCTACACCCGTTTCAATAAATTTTTGTCTACTCCATTCGGATACAAGAACATATCTATCTGGTTGGTAAACTATTTGAGATGGGTTTGTAAGAGAACCATGAGTAGTTGCTACAATATTATAATTTCTGCTTTTTTTAAATATAATATCTAATACATATTTTGGTAAATCAAATTCAGGTATTTCCTGAAAATGTATTATATCAGGATTATATTGTTCAATTATTTCAATTATTTCCGTTTTGTCTTCGCCCAATGTATGAACCTCTACTAACGATTTTATTCTATTTTTTTGAACTACAAACGCATCACCCCCACTATTGTTTATTTCAACAACTTGGATATCAAACTCATCAATAAAATGTTTTATTTGCTTATATGCGTATTGAGGTTGTCCACCGGTAGAAAGATGAGGACATACATAAAGTAACTTTTTGCGTGGGTTTTTCATTAAACTATTTATTGTAACAAATATACGAAATTATTTTGAAACTGCCAAATTTATTTTATTCAGCAGATTCAAATTTAATTACACCTTCTTCTAAATTTATTTCTCCATTTGGATATTTTCTTTGTAAATCAGATAATATGTTCTCCAATTGAAGTCCTATATTATCAAATTTTTCTTCAGATTGGGTTTTAATTTCATTAACTTTTTTCAATTGGGATTCAAATTCTCTAATTTGCAAAGATAATTGTCCTAATTCAAAAATAATTTGATTTGCATCAGATTGATATTTTACTATCTTATCTAATGTACCTTGTTCTAATTTTTCAGTTTTTTGTGCCATAATATTATTTATTTATATATAAGTATATATTTTTAAGAATTAAGTTCATTTATTTTATCTTCTAAATCCTTAATCTTTTTAGACAATTCCTGTACTGCTCTCCATAATGGGAATACCAATCCAGTTTTATCAATATCATATGGTAACATAGCTTTAGACCCATCAGGATTAAGTTTATCAACTCCGTTTTCATCTCTATCAGTATCAAATCCTACATATTCCTCAAGTCCCGCTTCTAATAATTCTTCCGCAATCAAACCTATATTTTGAGGTCTATGTTCTTTATCAGCATCAACTTTCCAATAGAATGTTTTTACATCTACACTGTTTATAATATCTAATACGCTAGGATGCTGCCAAATTTCAATATCTTCTTTAAATCTTCTTGATGATGTATTTCTACCAATCCAACCATTTGCAATAGAAATTTCCACACCCCTCATAGTACCACCAATAGCACCAGCACCAGCAATATTATTAAATCTAATAGAAGGTCTTAACTGCCCAGCATCTAATACTTGTCCTAATTGTCCTTCGTAGTTTGCGGGTGCCCCTTTAGTCCAATTAACACTAAATCCTCTATCAGAACCCGGTTGATTAAATTCAATTCTACCATCAAGAACTTTTAAATCTCCTTTAGTAAGTATAATTGCAGGATTTCCTTTTCCAAGAAAGTTTGTTGCATTTATAGCTGCATATGTTGCTGAATTTTGAGATACTTTAATAAAATCTTCGGATGAATTTCTACTTATTTTTGCGTACTTATTGGTATCCTGTACAATAAATAATCCTTCATCGGTTAATTCCGTTTGGTCTAAAGCTGCTGTTAATGTTACAGCCGATGGTGTAAATGTTGCTCCAGTAAGCTCTGCTCTACTAGAGTAAATACTAGTATTGAAGTCTATACCTCCAACACTTTCAACCGTTGTAAATACATAATATGTACCAGCAGTAAAATATAAACTACGTGGGTAATTTAAATTACTTACGCCAACTATTTGATTGGGAGCTGTCAATGTAGCACCTTGTCCTATTTTAAACATATGTACAAGAGTACCAACACCTGGAGTTGCTGAATTGTGAATTTCAATATAAATATCTACAGATATATCGCCTATATAATTGTTGCCGGCCTCTAATAACATTGTACCAGAAACACCCCAACTTGGCGTAGCGTTTGTATATGTACCCGTTGTACTTACAGTAAGGGTATTGTATGCAACTGAACGCCAATCCTCAAGACCTGGCCAAGTATTATAATAATACATAGCGTCTCCAAGTTCATTATCAAATTGGGGTGCTGTTATTGTAATATTACCACTGACACCAGGTGAAGATAGTGAACCTTTTCGTATATCTAATCTTTTTACATCAGAATTATCATAAATTTCAATTGCAGGTACAGTTGGGTTTAATATAATATTTGAATTTTCATCCCTTAGATTATTACCATCAATAACCCAACCTCCAATATTACCACTATCTGCAGTAACTTTACCGGTAATCGTTAAATCAGTACCATCAAAATATAATCTATCACCTAAAGAAAATTGACTATTATTATCTACATAAAATGAAGTGTTTGCATTTTTATAAGTACCAGTTCCAATATAAATCTTTTTATTTGTACCATCTAATGTAATACCACCATTACCAACTTTAAATGTATCAGAAAAATATCCACTAACCCCACCAACAATAGGCGAGTATATA